CACCGATATTACGATTACGGTTGCGTTGTGAAGATGTAATACCCTTGAGGGGGTTTCGCTCGTCAGTCACAGCGGCAATGCTGTACTCACTATCGTTCTTGACACCTTGCTTACTCGACCGCACCATGTCGCTAAGGTCGAGAGTTCTTGCATCAAATCCCATACCTACTCACCTCAAGCGAGTTGGTATGTCACCATGACAAAGATATTTCCCAATACAGGGAATACTTCGGTATCAATTACAGAACTCGTACTGCTTGAATCAGCAACCGCTTGAATGAGGTCTTCAACTGCCGCCGCCCATGTAGCCGCCGCATTTACCTCTTTAGGCGAGAAAGGGCCGAAGCACTTTACGCCAACTTTGGTTAGTGATGCCATCTAAGTCACCTCAAGAGCGGCGACCAATTGCGATGAATGTACCTGCTTTGACAGGGAAACCACCGTTGCCAGCGGCAATAAGTAGGGAAGTACCGTTGATAAGACACAAGTTGTTGAAGTGAACATCTTGTGTATCAGCCGCACCGCCTGTGTCAGTGATTCCCACTGCTGAAAGAGCACCAGCACCGTTAGTACCAGCAAAGTCAATGCTTGCGAGTTGAGAACTCAAATCAATAGTAAGTGTTCCTGTGTCACCTGCGGTATAACTGCCTGTGATAATCATTCGGTCACCGAAAACGGTTGGTCTTGGGTCAATTGTTGCTGTGCTTGCCGCCATTATTGTTCATCTCCTGTTGTTTCTTCGCTGGGTTCAACTTCACTTAAAGATTCCTCAATTGGTGTAGGGTTCAAATGCCCCTCAACCAGTTTGAGTGCGGCTGTCTTTGTGAGATAACCAGCACCCGTAGGTACTCCTTGTGCTTTTAACCAAGCAAGAATGTCTTTGCGGCTCCAACCCGTGTCGGGCAAGCCGTCATTGTCTGCGTCTGTGGTAATACCATCATCGCCTTCAATCAAGAAGCGTGATGCAGGTAGTGTGTGTCGCCATTCGTTAAGCCATTCTTGACTTACTTCAACGACTTCTCCACGAGTCCACATACCCATTGTATGTCGCATTGGGCGTTCAAAGAACGGTCCCAAAAAGGTCACAGTAGGCACTTAGCCCACCTCAATTAAGCAAGATTGCGGTCACTGTACCTGCGCCAGCCGCTTCACCGTGAAGAGTGAGGCCCGGAAGTGCGCCACCTGTCTTAGCGAAAGCCGCTGTACCTGCGTTAGTGAAGGTAGCGGATAGAGTCTTATCTGCCACTGCACAAGTAGTTCCAACAATAGCGAGAATTTTAGAACAACCTGCGGTGAAAACCATTGTTTGCTCGGCGGCATCTGCCAAAGTGAATGCGATTGTCACCAGTCGCATACTTCCGACAGCATTACCATCATCGTTGCTTGCCTTAAAACCAGCAAGAGTACCGGGGTATGCACCACCGGAGTTGCCATCCAACCAACCTGTTTCTCCGATTGGTGTTCCTGTTCGTAGGTCGAGGTCCAAGAGAACATCAACTGTACCGTCAGTAAAATCACCAGTTTCGTAAGAAATTGTCATGCCTTTGTGTACTTCTGTTTGCGTTGCCATATTATGTCATCTCCATTATATTTTTTTCTCATCCACCATCACTTAAGGTCACGAATTGAAGCGTGTCCTCCGAAGAAAGTCGTCCATAGTTCTCCCATAGTTCGGTACATTCCTTCTTGTCCAAGACGGTTGATTGCGAATGGGTCACCAGTTTCAATACCACTCTCGAAGTATTGGGTCGGGATAGCGGTTGAGAAGTACAAGTAGTCCGTATCGAGGAAGTACATGCGGCTCAAGGTGTCTGCTTGAACATCCTTAGATGGGATGATTGGGACACCGTTGTAGGTAGCGACGATGAATCCGGCTTCGATACCGGGAACACCCTTCACACCGTTGTAGGTAGGAGTGATTCGCTTCTCTTCCATGAATCGCTGTTGCGACTGTAGGAGTTGTTGAAGGCGCATCAAAGTGTCATATCCTGTAAGGATGACCTTTGGGTTGCCACCACGAGTCCAGCACTTTTGGAAGATGGTGTCCAAGTGGTCGAGGGAGAGAGTTCGGTCAGTACCGGAGTTCTCATCGTGTTCTGCAAGGGACCAAGAGTTTGCACTTCGGTCGATTGAGTAAATGTCTTCGTTAGCGGAAGCAGATGCACCAGTTGTGATTCGGTCAAGTGACTCGAAATCGTTGCCAGCGGCGGTAGCCTTGTCAACAAGAAGCATCTTGTTGATATGCTCGGCGTGGTGCTTACCCATTTCTTCCTTGAGGATTGAACGAATGTCGCCCAGTCCGTCATCCTTGTCAGCAAGGAACATTGCAGTTTCGCTCATGTCGAAAGTGTGAACCACAGTCTTCGGCTTTGCGGCAATGTGTTGGAAGGTAGGCTTGGTGGTGTCCGGTAGGGTTGCGTTTTCTGCAACACCGCCGCCAACAGTGAACGAAGGTCGTGCAGTGATGACTCGCCATCCACTGCGTTCCCACGGTCGCTTTGGTAGGATTGAAAATGCGTTGAACTCTTGGTTCAATTGGGACCAAACTTTGCGACCATAAATCGCTTGGTAAGTACCAGCAGTTGTGGACAGCATTGGGCTGTCAGCCTTGAGCAACTCACTACCGGAGTAGGAATAGCCCATTGCGTTCCCTGCGCCGTAGTAGTATCGTTCCATGTCAGTTACGCTTCGGATATAATCTCGTGCCATATATTTCACTCTCCATTATTTTTTTTGTTTTTCAAGCCCCTCGTGTTACCGATGCGGCGAGATTGTGTACTTCATCCCAAGACATGTTACCCAAGTCTTGTGTGGATGGGACTTCAACATTAGATGTGGAAGCCGACTTTTGAATTGATGTGCCGGAAATGGCGATGTTGTCAATTCGCTCACTTAGAGCGTTGATGGACTTCATCACTTCATTGATTGGGGCACGAGCATCGAACTGTGCTTTTTCAGCCTCATGCTTTGCGATTGCCATTTCATTGTTCAATCGGTTAGCAAATTGAGATTCAAGGTCGCCACGGAATCCTTGTTCCATTGCGGCGGCTTTGTACACTTCGTATGCGGCTTCAATATCAGTTGAAGAAACATTGCTGTGGTTAAGGTAACCCTTGCTCATCGAAACAGGTCCGAGTGCGCCGGATGGGGTCTTACCACCGGATGAGGTGATTGCGTTGATTGCACCAGTGGAAGGTGAACCATTTTCTTGTCCACGGCCACGAACTTGACCAGCAAAGTAGTCAGCACCATCAACAGCGTCGGGGTTGTCGAAGCCACCAAGTTGTGCCTTCTCCAAGTTGTCGAAATGTTGTCGTGCTTGTCCAGTGTTGACACCAGCAGATTTGAGAGTGTCTTCCATCCAGTTCAAGTATTCAGCGGTGATAACATCGCTGTATTCACTCTTTGCGTAGTTCATCTTATCATCTTTCATATCTTCATCATCCTTTTTGTCTTCGTCTTTTTTGTCAGCGAATGGGTTTTTGGATTCTTTCTTTTCCTCTTTGGGTTCGGATTCATCCTTTTTATCTTTCATAGACGCTTCAAGTGCAGGGGGTAGTTCTCCCTTTTCCATTGCGTCAAGTCGTGCTTCAAGTCTGCTCATAACATTGTTTAAGTCATTTTCTGTGGTCATGTTGGTGTCCTCCTTTAGAATGCGAAATTGTGCTTCGGGGTTAATCCCTTTTTCACAAATCGTAATCTCATGTAGTTCCATCTTACTAATTTCTTGGTAATCTCCATGTTCTCCATCGGACTTCCGCACTCGCTTGAACGCTTGTCCTCCAATGGAAAATCCTTGCAGATTACCCTTACGGATTTCTGCGGCCACTTCACGAGCCTTTTCAATGTCGTTGCGAAGTGAAACAACCACAAACATACCAGTATCATCAACT